CATAATGTCTGCAATTGCAATGGAAGATTCTGTGTTTACAGAAACTAACATATCAGGAGAGATAGAATCCGGACAATACAGAAAAGGCAGATTTGCGGTAAACTATCTAGCTCCTGGTACACAAGTTTCTAAACCAATGAATAATATGCCATATCAATTGTTCCAACAAATAGATAGATTAGAAAGACAATTACGTATGGTTGGTGGTTATCCTGTTACTGACGATAGTCAGTCACCTAACAGTTTTGTTACTGGTGCAGGATTATCAGAACTAAACAGTACTATGTCATTAATGATATCTGAGTATAGAGATATTATTAAAAGTGCAATAGTACGTATGGACCAAAAGAGATTAGAACTAGATGTAGTTTTATCTTACTCACAAGGTATAACTAAAAAACCTATGTCTGGTTTTCTTAGTGGTGCTGCATTTTCTGAAAATTATTTTCCACTTGCTGATATTGGTGGTGACTTTAAAACTAGACGTATCTACGGTGTTATGGCTGGTTTTGATGAACCACAGAAAATTGTAACTGGGTTGCAATTATTACAAGCAGGTGTTATAGATGTAGAAACACTACAAGATAACATTGATGGTTTAGAGAACATAGCTAAAGTGCAAGAACGTATAAGAAAAAACAAAGCTGAACAAGTATTGTTTGATAGTATTTTAGCTAGGTCCGCACAAGGTGACCCTGCAGCTACTATGGCTGCAATAGCTATTTATGAGTATCCAAATGCTATAACAGATATTATGAAGCAGTTCTATACTCCTCAAGAGCCACAAATGTCACCTGAAGAACAAATGATGATACAACAACAGATGATGATGGGTGGTGGGGATGTACCAGGAATGGCACAAGCGTTTGGAGTATAATAAAATGCAACATTATTTCGATAGAGAGTTTTGGGATTTAGTACACGAAGAGTATGGTGTAATGGATGAATTAGATATACTAGGTGAAAGTGTATTAGAAATTATTACACCTATGCCTGGTGTTATAGTTTTAATAACTAAGGAATTTAATAATGGCCAAGAATCGTAGAGGTGGATATAGGCAACCAAGTAAACCTGCTCCTGTGGCTACACCACAAGGTGGGCAGAGAACAGATGGTGGACCTGGTAGCAGTAAACAACCATTAAGAAGATTACCGGATGCTGATTATGGACAAAACAAAGCATTTGTAGAACAACAACAAGCTGCACCATTACCTAAACAAGAAAGACTTAACCCTAACATATTTGCTCCTACTGAGTATCCTGGTGAACCTGCTACAGAAGGATTACCTATAGGACCTGGTAGTGGACCTGCTATGATGCCTGACAATATAGATACTATATTACAAGCGATGCATCAATTAAATCCATCACCATTAGTTGCAGATATGATAAACAACAGGGCTGATTAATGGGTTTTTATTTACAAGACAAAAATGAATTTGAGGATTTATTAAAAGCAAATAGTAGATTTGATTTAAAAGTTAATCAAATGGCAGATATGTTAACTACTGCTGACCCTTTACAGATTTTAGAAAACTATAATAAGTTTCAACAAGAAATGCCTGAAATAGGTGCAACAGATGCTATGTCATTATCACAACTTGGTGTAAATACAAACTATGATGCTTCAAGAACTATTGCACAAGCATCAGCTAATAAAAGAATATATGATGAAGCTAGATTATGGAATGAGTTACAAGAAGAGTTTGGTGATGATACTGTAGCTGATAATATGAAAATGACTGCTGCTGATGTATGGACATTAGGATTTGCACCAGGTGGAGCTAAACCATTTCAAACACAAGCAGGTGTATGGGCATTTGCTGCATTAGATTGGTTATTTCAAACTGTAGGACCAGGTGGTTCTGGTAAATGGTCTATAGGTTCACAAGCTATAAATGCATTATTACCTGGACAACCTATGGCTGTAGGACGTTCTGTAGCATATTTAAGAGATTTAAGAGAATACGATAAATTATTAAAGAATGGATATTCAAAAGTTCAAGCACAAAATAAACTATCTATTGATTTAAGTGGTTCACGAATACAAGGATTAGGTGAAAACTTAGGTCCTGTTGAGGAAATTAAACAACAAATTGATATGATAGCTGAAGCACATAAGATGGGTGGTGAACCTGTAATAACTGCTATGTATAGAGCTGTACTAGAAGGTAAGCCTATAAACTTTGATAGAAGTAGATGGTTTATTACAGAAAGTGTTAAAGCAGAAAAAACTCCTCATTACATTAAACTTACACAAGATTATGGTATGTCACCTGATGAAGCTAGAGATTTTATATATAAAAATATAGGTACTCCATTAAGAGGTAGCTTTGACCCTAAGACTGGTAAAACTAATTATGCTTTTGATGGTGAAGGTGGTAACTTATATTACACATCATACGATAATCCAAACAAAATTAACTTTTATGCTGGTAGACATAGACAAAAATATTTTTATGCTGGTATAGATAGACAAGATTACTTTAGACCTGAATGGGCTGATAGAAATATTTTAATGGAATATTCACCAGGTAAAGTACAATCAGCTGAATTCTTTGAACCAGGTACTACTGCATTTAGAAATATGTCAGGTTTAATTGATGCAGCACATCAAATTGTTCCAGAAATATTTTTAGGTAAAGGTATTAAAGGTGTTAGAAATGTTTCTAAAGGTTTAAGAGGTGTCAATGGTGCATATGAAATGGTTAACCAAGGTAAACTTGTTAAACGAGGAATTGCTAAAAACTATATAGTTACACCTAGAAAATTAGCTGACAATATATTAGAAGAAGTAGGACCAAGAATTGATGGTGCTACTGGTAACGGTAAGATTGATGATTTAGTAGATAGTGGATATCAATTACTTACTAATAAAAATATTACACCTGATTTTGCTAATCAAAGAAGATGGCTTAGAAAGATGAGAAAAGAAGAGACATTGTTTGGCTATGTACCAAGATTCTTTCAATTAACACAAGATGAAATATTAAATCAACCAATTAACATAAGATTTTTTAAAGCTGTAGCTGAAGAAGATAACTTAATGATTATGGGTAGTAATAACATAATTAAAGATATGCCTGCACAAGTACAAAAAGCTTTAGTAGAAGCAGATGATTGGAAAGATGTACAAAATATATTTGGTCAAATGATTGATACAGGATATAAAATACAAAACAAGTATGGAGAAATGGTTCCTTATACTTTACCTGGCAAAGTATTACCTAAGACTGGTTCTATGGTTCTTAATAGAATGTTACAAAAAGCTGGTATAGATAGGTCATATAGAACATTTGGTAGTTTTGCTGGTGAAAATATACGTAAAGTAAAAGATACTGTTATGCCATTTATGCCGTTTAGACGTAATCCAAGTAAGTTAACTAGAGTAGAAAACACAGATACTGTGGTAATTGACCAAGCAGAAGATATTGCTAATAAAATATCTGAATTAGCTAAAACAGAAAACTCTCCTATGGTTTATAAGTTTCAAGAAATGAGACAACGTAAACTACCTGAGTTTGAAAAGTATCTTGGGTTCTCATCTAATTACAATTCAACATACAATCCTTATTACAGAAAGTTATTGAGTGTTGTACCTGAAATGGGTATACCATTGAATAACTTAGATTCAGGATATAGACAGTTGATGGGTCACTTACAAGTAAATCAATATGATGATATTGAAGCTAATAAAATATTAAAAGAGTTTTTAGATATAGACCCTAATGAAAAATTTGAATACAGAAACTTTGCTCATCAACAAGCATTAAGAGATGTCAAAATGGTTAAAGCAAGAGGTGGTAATTGGGAATACGTAGCACAAGTTGCTGATGAAATGTTTGAAGGTTTACAAAAATCTAAAATATATGCTACTGATAAAAATGGTCAAATGCTACCAAGCATTGGTACAGGATATAAAGGACAAGAAATAAGTCATGTTGGTAATGCTGTAGATGAATTTGGTAACGTAACAACTCATGTAACAGCTTCTATGTTGTCAGAAATGCAAGATAACATAGCACCTTTGTTGGATTATAGATTAATTGAACGTTCATTAGGTCCTTTGTTTAAAGCATATCCAGAAGGTAAGTATGTTCCTACATCATTTTTAGGTGATATGAAAGCATATGCTAAATATAAAGGACAAAACAAATGGTGGGGTAAACCTGGAGAAGATTTACCTAATCCATTTGATGATGGAATTATAAATGTTAAAAGATTAGAAGATAACTTTTTAAGTAACACACTGCAGTTTTACACAAGAAATATATTTAAACCTCTTGTATTAATGAGATTTGCTTTCTTTACACGTGTATTTATGGAAGAACAAGCACGTATGGCAATGAAAGGTATATCTAATGTTTATAGTAAACCTTATGAATATCTTACTTGGTTAGCTGCACATAATCCTAATTCTAAAGTAGGTTCAATACTAGAAAACTTACCATTTACAAAAGGTTATCAAAAAGCTAAATACAGTGATGATGCTGTTGATTTCTTAATGGAAGAAGAAATTATGGAAGCTATGCAGAAAAGTATGAGATATGAAGACATTACAGGTACAAGTATTAAAGCAAGAAATAGACATACAGAATATATAGCTAAACGTACTGAAGAATTAACACAAGATGAAATTAACTTAGCTGTTTATCACGAACTTAGATTGTTAAAAGGAGACCCAATAAACCAAGCTGTTGCTAAATATGGATATGGTAGTAATGAATTAGCTGAATGGATAGTTTCAGATGCTGGTAAAAAAGCAAGATTAGATTTAGTAAGATATGGTGGTGGTGCACATGCTGATTTAATAGATGAAACATCTAGAGCATTAGACCAACATTTACAAATGATTGAATCAAGAATACGTAAAATAGCTGGTGGAGAATTAGATTTAGCAAAAGATGCAATAAAAAATAAAAATGGTACTTATACATACGCACTTAGGTCTGATGTCAATGTTGGAGAAGCAGCTATACGTAATTTAATTGCTGAAGGTAAATTACTTAGAAAAGGTAAAACAGGAACAAAAGGTTCTGATTTTGTAGATTTTATGTCTAATGAAAAGTTTTTCAAAAAATATGATAAAAACAAAATGATGAATGAACTTGGTTATTGGTTTAGCAAAGAAGATGGTATTAATCCAGGTGTATTAAATAAAGTAAGAGATGTTGTTCCTACTGAAGGTGTTAATAACTATTTAGGAACAGTAGAAGAAATGATGGACCATTTCTTTGACACAGTGTTTACTAGATTAATGACTAAACCAATTGGTGTACTTAACCGTTCTACTACATTTAAACAATTTAGATGGATGTATATTTCTGAACGATTTAAAGATATGGATAAAAACGTAAGAGCTAAATTTATAGCAGAAGCTATAGACGCAGGTATACCAAGTAATGTAATTAAAGAACTTAGAGGTCAAAATAGTTTACATAAATCAGGACCTATCAAAGATTTTCAAGTTATGGACACAGAATCTAAAGCTTACGGTCTTGCTGGTGTAAAAGAATTGTTATACGATACAAGAAAAAGACATACACTATCTGACAAGCTTGTGAATATATTTCCATTTATTGAAGTATGGTTTGAGGTATTTCAAACTTGGGGACAATTACTTGCAGAAAAACCATATGCATTAAGACAAGCACAAGTATCTGTAAGAGGACTTGGTACTGCAAATACATTAGGTGAAAGTAGTGATGATGGATTTATATCACCTGACCCTATGAATCCTGATAAAGATGTATTTGTTTATCCATTTGGTGGCTTTATGTCTAACTTAATATTTGATGATGAAATGTTTTCTGATAGTGATAGAAAAGTACAAATGTCACCTAAAGCATCATTACAAGGTGTCAACTTACTAGCACAAGGTTTTGTACCTGGTCCTAACTCTATGGTATCTTTTGCACTTAGTAAATTAATACCTAAAGCTGAATCAGCTACAACTGCTGTTGGTATTAAAAGTGGTTGGGGTAATGAGCTAGAAACATTTATATTTGGAGAATTTCCTCCACCAGAAAAAATAAGTGATGCATTTAGAGAATCACCTGTATATAGAAAACTAGGTGCTGCAATGATAGATGAAGATGAGTTTGAAAGAATAACTGATGGTTCAGGACAACTTGCAAAGATGCGTGCTAAAAGTACTATTGAGTTATTTAGATGGGGTGTAGCTGCTGGTGAATCTCAGAGATTGTATAAAGCTGGTAAGTTAGATAAATATATACCACAGTTATATCCAGAGTTTGATAAAAACGAATTAAATAAAGGTCAAATAGATAATCTTTATTTAGAATATGCAAAAGAAAAATCAGGTACATTATTTGCATTTCAATTTATTTATCAGTTCTTTGGTCCTGCTGGATTTAAACCAGAGTTCTTTATTGAAGATGACCAAGGACAAATGTGGGGACAAGCTGTTCTTTATGAAGAATATGTTCGTATTAGAGAAGAACAAGGTGGTAATGACTTAAGAACATACACTGCTTTCTTTGAGGAATTTGGAGTAGAACATCCATATCTATTAAGTCCTAGAACACAAGCAGAAGGTGGTAAACAAAATTACAGTGTTAGAGTACAAAACTTTCAAAAAGATAATCCTGAAATGTTTGCTAACTTAGAAGTAAGTGGTTATTACTTAAACATAGATAATCCTTATGAAGAAAAAAATTATAGAGATATTCTAGATTATAAAAATGAACTAAGTCCTGACCAATATCGTAGAGCTATTAATGATACTATAGGTTTCTTTAGATATAAAAAGTATGCACAAAAGATTGACAATTTTGAATACATGGATAGCACAAGAAAAACTATTCTTAAAAGACATTTTAGAAATGAATTGAAATTAGCTTTACCTGGTTTTCAAGCAGAGGAATATGGTATGATGAATCCTCCGTCTGTTGATGATATATTTACTGAAATGAAAGAAAGATGGTTACCTAATGAAGCAATTATGGGAACAGAAGTAGGTAAGGGTTTTGGTGAAGTAATGAAATACTGGTCAATTGCAGAATCATTATCTATGCAATACAGTACATCAAACAATCCTGATTGGTGGCTATCATCTGAAGACCCTAGAGCTAAAATGTTAAGAGTATATGTATATAATGGAGCTAATGAAATAATGGAACAATACCCTGAATTTTGGGGTGTATGGACCGGAGTTCTGGTAAAGTTATATAGAGATGACCAAGAAGTATTGGACTATTTTGAAAGATAATTATGGATGCTAAAGATATTTTATTAATACCAAGTAGGCTTTTGCGTAAACTTAATAAAAAACTAGAAGAGTCTGCTTATTCACAAAAAGAAAGAGGTATAACTACTGATGATTTAATAAAAATTAATAATTGGATGGAAAAAAATGTTTTTTCTAAAATAGGTTTAGGCAGTGAAGATTTGGAAATAGCAGCTGAAGAAATAGAAAGAGACTTTTTTAAATGGTGGAATACTGAAATTGCAGAAACAGAAGAAGAAATGTTTGGCGATGAAGATGATGTACCTTTTGATGATACAGACCCTAAAACAGGTTTACCATATAGAAGTAGACCCAGCGAAAAAGACCCAGATTTAACAAGCAGGTCTATACCTAAAGAAGATTATAAGCCATCTGGTGGCTTACCTGAATCTGGTGGCTTACCTGAAGATGGTCAATATGGTATTGAAAACTTTGAAGAATTTTTTAGTAAGTTTGGATATAACGTTGACCCTGATTTAATTAATGAAGAAGTACTTAGATTAGAAGCTGAAGGTGGTAATGAAATAAAAATAGGTGAGTTATTAGAGTATCAAGCACTTATGCAAACTGATGCTTTAGTTAGACCAGCATTTAATGATGATGGTACACCAATGCTTGATGGAACCGGTAAACAATATTTCTTACCATTTCAATCTCATTTTGATGGTATAAAAATATCTGACATTATAGATAGTAATGCTTCGACACAAGAGATACAAGATTGGCAAAACTATTTAGTTAGACACAACATAGTACCTGATGATTACTTTATTGAAAGTCAAGGAGTAATGTCAGAAAAATTACGTGCATCAATTAAATACGTAATGAATTGGTTAGACCAAAACAGACACGTTGTAAAAGGTACAGATGTATATGCTAATGAAATAGAAGGACAAGATGCTATATTCTTTACATCATATTCTTCTATGTATGAAGAAGCAGATTATCATAGAAACTTAATTGGCTATGCATTAAAAGAAATGGCAGCTGAACGTGTTCAACTTGATAAAGCTGAAGAAGCTAAAATTGCAGAACAATTAGCTAAAGAATACATACCTCCTCGTAAAGAAAACTTAGAAGAAATGGTAGAAGCGTATTTTGAACAAAAATTAAATCGTAAACCTACTGCACAAGAATTATCTCAATGGGCAGAAACATTTAGTTTAAGTTATGATGCTGCATATGCACAAGCTAGAGCACAAGCACAACAGCTAGCTGATTTTAATTTTATGAAAGAAAGTCCACAATATTTTGAAATGGATTCACAAAGAGAACAATTTGCAAAAGATTATCCTGGAATAGGATATACAGACTTATCACAGTTTAGTATAAGTAGTCCAGAAGATATTATGCAAGACCAATTAGATGCAGAGTTTGGTGAATTAGCAGATGATGTAGAACGTGGTAGGCGTATTAGACAAATGCAATCTGATTTAATTAGTTATATGTTTGGAGGATAATGTTAGGTCTTACAAGTAAGATAGCTGAAGATTCTTTAAATTTTATATACAGTGACAATATAAATCCAAATAGTCCTGCTGCTAAAGAATTACAAGATTTAATAGAAGACCGTAAATATCTTGAAAAACGTATGAAAAATATAGAAAGTAGTTATAAAGCTGGAGATATTTATAGAAATGAAAAGCAGTATTTAGCAGCTAAAAATAAAGTACAAGAATCAATAAATGCAGTTATTTATCGTATTCAACAAATTACTGATGATGCTAAGTCTACAACTGTTAAAGGTTATAAATATGATGCTGACCCTAAAGCTACAGATTTAAAACCTAAAACAGATTTAGGTGATGCAAATATAGTATTAGCAGACTCTAGATGGGGACAGCTTAGTAACTTAGCTGACCATACATTTACGTATGAGGGTAGAGAATATAGAAGTGTTGAGCATGCATATCAAGCTAATAAATCTGGTAAGTTTCACGAACCTACTTATAGAGCATACTTTGATAGACCTGAAGCTAGAAAAATAAATACAGGACCTGCTGCAAATAAAAAGACAAATATAAAACTTATGGAAGATTTATATAGACAAATGTTATCTGAAAATCCAGATATGGTCGATTTATTAATGGAAACTAAAGGATTTAATATTACACATAAATTAAAGAAAACTGATATATGGACAACTGAAATGCCTAGAATATTAACTTTATTAAGAGATGAATTTGATATAGATACTACATCAAGAATAGTTCCTAGAGGAACTCCTGGTTCAGTATTAGCTATGCGTGGTGGTGATTTACCTAATCCATTTCATTATCAAGGTGGTGGACCAGATGGAA